ATACAACGATCGACTGGAAGAATACAGGTGATAACAGCTATGACGGTGAAAAGCTAAGTCTGCTGGTACATGATGAGAGTGGTAAGTGGGAGAGACCTGATAATATATTAAATAACTGGCGAGTAACAAAAACTTGCTTAAGACTTGGAAGTAGAATCGTAGGGAAATGCCTTATGGGATCTACTTCAAACGCGTTAGACAAAGGAGGTAGTAACTTTAAAAAATTATACAATGACTCAGATGTTTCTAGAAGAAACCGTAATGGACAAACAAAGTCTGGCTTGTATTCTCTCTTTGTCCCTATGGAATGGAACTATGAGGGATTTATTGACGAATTCGGATTTCCAGTCTTTGATAGTCCACGTGATGGAGAACGACTGGGACCAGACGGTGAATTAATAGATATTGGAGTTGTAGACAGTTGGGAGAATGAAGCTGAAGGATTAAAAGATGATCAAGATGCTTTGAATGAGTTCTACCGACAGTTCCCTAGAACTACGGAACACGCTTTTAGAGATGAAAGTAAAAACAGTATCTTTAACCTAATGAAGATATATGAGCAGATAGACTACAACGAAGGTAGTAGACACGCTGCTCACACCACGACAGGTAGTTTTGGTTGGGTTAACGGTGTTAAGGATTCCAAAGTTGTTTTCCACCCAGATCCAGGTGGAAGATTTAAGGTAAGCTGGGTACCACCAGCTAATTTGCAAAATAAACAAATAATAAAAAATGGTGTTAAGTTCCCAGGGAATGATCATGTTGGCGCGTTTGGGTGTGACAGTTATGATATTAGCGGTACTGTTGATGGTAAAGGATCGAAGGGGGCGCTCCACGGATTAACAAAATTTTCTATGGAAGATGCGCCTTCGAGTACGTTTTTCCTAGAGTATATAGCAAGACCACAAACCGCAGAGATGTTTTTTGAAGATGTGTTAATGGCATTGGTGTTTTATGGTATGCCTTTACTTGCAGAGAATAACAAACCTAGATTACTGTACTATCTACGCCGAAGAGGTTATAGAGGTTACAGTATGAATAGACCAGATAAAACTTGGAAGAAGTTATCAGTTGCTGAAAAAGAAGTGGGTGGTATACCAAACTCAAGTGAAGACATTAAACAAGCTCACGCCTCAGCTATAGAGATGTATATACAAGAACACGTAGGTCATCTGGGTGAAGGTAATTACGGTACTGTTTATTTTAATGAACTACTGAATGATTGGGCTAGGTTTGATATAAATAAAAGAACAAAGCACGACGCGTCTATAAGTTCTGGTTTAGCTATTATGGCTTGCAACAGACACTTGTACGCGCCGAACGCTAAAGTAGAGATACAACCTTTGGATTTGAATATAGCAAAATACAACAATAAGGGATTTAACTCCCAGATAATAAAATAGCATGGCTGAGTCAGTATATGTAAATTTCCCTTCTCAAGCGGTTCCTGACCTAGAGAAAATGAGTCCAGAGTATGGACTTAAAGTAGCGAGGGCTATTGAGCAAGAGTGGTTTAAAGACTCTCATAGTAACAGGTATAATGTTTCTCAACAGAAGTTTCATAATCTAAGACTGTACGCTAGAGGAGAGCAGTCTATTCAAAAGTATAAAGATGAGTTATCTATTAACGGTGATTTATCTTACCTTAACCTAGACTGGAAACCAGTACCTATTATACCTAAGTTCGTGGATATAGTGGTTAACGGTATGTCTGAAAGGATGTTCAACGTTAAAGCTTACTCACAGGATCAATTTGGTGTGAGTAAGAGAACAGAGTATATGGAATCTCTCATGAGGGATATGGATGCTAAGGTTTATAATGACCAGGCAGCGGAAATGTTTAACGTTGACTTATACGAAAATAAAAAAGAAGAGTTACCAGACACACAGGAGGAGCTAGACTTACACATGCAGCTTAATTACAAGCAAGCTGTTGAAATAGCTGAAGAGCAAGCTATCAATGTTTTACTTGAAGGTAATAAGTATGATTTAACTAGGCGCAGGTTGTTGTATGATTTAACGGTGCTAGGTATTGGGTGTGTTAAAACTGGGTTTAACTGGAGTGATGGCGCTACCGTTGAATACGTTGATCCCGCTAATATAGTTTATTCTTACACTGAATCTCCGTACTTTGACGACATATATTACATAGGGGAAGTGAAAACTATACCTATAAATGAGTTAGCTAGAGAGTTTGATCACTTGACAGAATCAGATTTAGAGGATATACATAATAGCTCTAGTAAGAGATCATCTAGAGGTAGACGTATACAAGGTATGGATAAAAACAAAGTGCAAGTGTTGTACTTTAATTACAGAACTCATACTAACGACGTTTACAAGATAAAGGAGACCGGTAGCGGAGGAGACAAAGCTATAGAGAAGACAGACGCGTTTAACCCACCTGTAGATAAAGAAGGTGGTTACAGTAGGCTTCAAAGATCTGTGGAGTGTGTTTTTGAAGGTGCTATGATCCTTGGTACGGATAAACTTATAAAGTGGAACAAGGCTGAGAATATGATGCGTAGTAAATCTGACTTTAATAAAGTTAAGATGAACTACTCTTTAGTAGCGCCACGTATGTACGAAGGTCGTATAGAGTCTATCGTAAGTAGAATTACTGGGTTTGCTGATACTATTCAGTTAACGCACCTCAAGTTGCAGCAAGTTATGTCACGCATGGTACCCGATGGAGTGTACCTTGACGCTGATGGACTTGCTGAAGTAGATTTAGGCAATGGAACTAATTACAACCCTCAGGAAGCGCTTAACATGTTCTTCCAAACTGGTAGTGTTATAGGTAGATCTTTTACTAGTGACGGTGACCAAAACCCTGGTAAAATACCTATTCAACAAATATCCAACGGAGCTGGACAGAATAAAATTGGTAGTCTAATACAAACGTATAACTACTACCTGCAAATGATCCGTGATGTAACGGGATTAAATGAAGCTAGGGATGGTAGCATGCCAGATCCTAAGTCTTTAGTCGGAGTACAGAAATTAGCTGCTGCGAATTCTAACGTAGCTACACGACACGTGTTACTTGGATCGATGTTTTTAACATCTGAGGTGGCTGAGGCTTTATCTTTAAGAATATCTGATATACTAGAATATTCACCTACAGCAGATGCTTTTGTTCAAGCTATAGGCGCTCATAACGTAGCTACTCTCAAAGAGATGTCTGAGTTACACCTATATGACTTTGGTATATTCATAGAGTTAGAACCAGACGAAGAGGAGAAGCAGTTGCTAGAGAATAATATTCAAACTGCTTTAGCTCAGCAGTTAATAGATTTAGATGACGCAATAGATATTAGGGAGGTTAGGAATTTAAAACTCGCTAATCAGCTGTTGAAGATTAAACGTAGAAAAAAACAGGAACGCGATCAAAAACTCCAACAAGAGAATATGCAAGCCCAAGCGCAGGCTAATGCGCAAGCTCAACAAGCCGCTGCTCAAGCTGAGATACAAAAAAATCAGGCAAAAGCTCAAACAGACTCCCAATTAGAACAATTAAAGGGTCAGACTAAGCTTACGCATCTACAAGAGGAGGTGAGACTTAAGAAAGAGTTGATGGCTTATGAATTTGAGCTTAACCAACAGTTAAGATCACAAGAGCGTCAATCTACAGAAAAAGTAGAGGGTATGAAAGAGCAGGGTAAAGATAGGCGAGAAAATATGAAACAAACGAGTAAAAAGTTTGAGTCTTCAGGTAATGATATACTAGGAGGCGGAATGGGTTTAAATAAATTTAACCCACAAATTGGTAATTAATTATATAATATATTATGGAAGAAGTTAAAAACGAAGAGGTAACCGAAGAGGTTACTCAAGAAGAGCCTCAGGTAGAGGCTGTAGAAGAACAAGCCCCAGAGCTTGATCTAGAGAAATTTGAAAGCAAAGATGACCCAGATGTCATTAAAGTAGATTTAAGTAAACCGCAAGAACCAGTAGATGAAGTTGAAACCAATGTCGAAGAGACAAATAACGAAGTTGCACAAGAAGAGGACGTCGATAACGAAACGCCCGCACTTGAGGAAGTAACAGACGAAGAGGTAGTAACAGAAGAAGAGGTGATAGAAGCGCTTGACGCCAATGAGGAGTCAGGTAAAGCTATACCTGAGAACGTTCAAAAGCTACTAGACTTTATGGATGAAACTGGTGGAGATCTTGAGGATTATGTTAATCTTAATAGGGATATTAAAGATTTAGATGATCAGGATGCTATGCTTGAATACTACAAGAGAACTAAACCTCATCTAACTTCAGAGGAGATTAACTTCATGATGGAAGATAACTTCTCATTCGACGAAGATATAGATGATGAAAGAGATATTAAACGTAAAAAATTGGCCCTCAAAGAGCAAGTTGCCGAGGCCAAGACCTACTTAGACGGGCAAAAGTCTAAATACTACGAAGACATTAAAGCTGGAAGCAAACTCACAGGTGAGCAGCAGAAAGCAATTGATTTCTTCAACCGATACAATAAAGAGTCAGAGCAGACGCAGAAAGTAGCTCAACAACAGAAGTCTAGATTTAACAAGAAGACCGAGCAGGTTTTCAATAACGAGTTCAAAGGTTTTGAATACAACGTTGGAGATAAAAGATTTAGATATAATGTTAAGGACGCAGGCCAAGTAAAGGAAACCCAAAGCGATATAAATAACTTTATCAAAAAGTTTTTGAATGAAGATAACGCTATGTCAGATGCTAAAGGTTACCATAAGAGCTTGTACACAGCTATGAACGCAGACGCAGTTGCTAATCACTTTTACGAACAAGGCCGAGCGGATGCACTGAAAGACAGTGTTGCGAAAGCCAAAAACATAAACACTACAGCTAGATCCACTCAAGGTGAAATGCAAGGTGGCGTGAAAGTAAGAGTATTAGGTGATGATTCTGCTTCTTTTAAGTTCAAAATTAAAAATAAAAACAAAAATTAAAAATTAAGAAAAAATGGCAATTTCAAGTCCAAGTCCCTATAATGCACGAGGGGCTTCTATTCAGGCGACAACGTCTGAGAACTATCTAGACCTACAAAACTCAGGATGGGCTCAGCAGTACCTTCCAGATCTAATGGAGAAAGAAGCGGAAGTGTTCGGTAAAAGAACAATTTCTGGTTTCTTATCTCAAGTGGGCGCGGAAGAGGCGATGGCTGCAGATCAAGTTATTTGGTCAGAGCAAGGTAGATTACACCTTTCATACAAAGGTACTATCGGTACTGCGGCGCAGAACACTATTCAAATAGATACAGACATCGACGGTAACGATGCTGGTACTACGCACGGTATTCGCGTTGGAGATACTATCTTGGTGGCTTCGCCAACAAAAACAGTAAAATGTTACGTTACTGTTGTTGATGCAGAAGCGGTAGGTACTCCTACAAAGCACACCTCAGCAACGGATCTTATCACTGCAAAGCCGTATGATAATGCAACTTTAGCTACTGATTTCGGTGATTCAGATAACCTTACTATTATGGTTTATGGTTCTGAGTACGCTAAGGGAACGTCTTACAACACAGACACTCTTAGAGATAACAGCAACGAGCCGCAGTTTACTACATTCACTAATAAGCCGATCATTATGAAGGATAAGTACCAGGTTTCTGGTTCTGACGTTTCTCAAATTGGTTGGGTTGAAGTTTCTGGTGAAGATGGTCAAAATGGTTACTACTGGTATCTAAAAGCTGAAGGCGACACTCGCTCTCGTTTCATGGACTACTGTGAGATGGCGTTGATTGAAGCTGAGAAAGTTGCAGAGGCTTCT